GGGGCATGACCGGCATGGAGATAAGCGACAGGAAGAAGTACCTCAAGCGGGGGAGGCTGGTCACCTGGTGCGACAGCTGCGGCGACTTCATCGACATCCCCCTCGACGGATACGACGGGAGATGCCCGAGATGCGGCGAGCTGACCATCAGGCGCAAGTGCATACGCTGCGAGTCGTACTGGTGGCCGAACGACCCCCTGAGGTTCGCGACGGCGTGCCCCGTGTGCAAGTCCCCCTACTACAACAGGAGGAGGAGCATAAACTACACCGGGGAGAGGGCGAGGCCGAGGAAGAGCAAGCCGAGGAAGGCCGGACAGGAGAGGACGGACGCAGGGACGATCCCGGGGCTGGAGGACAGGACATGAACCAGCCGCGGCAGGTCATAGGCAGATGCCCGAAGTGCAGGCACTTCTCGTGGGGCGACGATCCGTCCATGGCGGAGTGCGCCAAGAGGCAGGGGAGGATCAACACGACGTTCGCCCGTTCCTACCACGACTGCTTCGAGCCCGTCGACGCCAGGCAGACCTCCTTCGACGGAGAGGGGTCGTGGTCGCCGTGACCAGGGTCATGTGCCCCAGGTGCAGGCGCCTGACGGACAAACTTTTCAAGGTGTCCCTGGAGGACAGGGGCGTGGGGGAGCTCTGCAGGGCATGCGTGCCCGCTCTCGGCGAGTTCCTGACCTCGCTGCCGGCCGGAGACGGCGAGCAGCGCTGGGGAGAGATCGGGGCCATAGACGGCTCCGACCTGATAGAGAGATTCGACATAGGAGACGGATTGATATGAGATTGATAAGATGCGACAAATGCATGAAGACGGCGGATGCGAGCGAGATAGAGGGGCTGGAGGGCTGGAGCGCGGTGCGCGAGAACTCCATGCACAATGAGCAGTGCATGTATGTGCACCTGTGCCCCGAGTGCAGCAAGGCCTACAAGGAGCTGGTGAAGGACTGGCTGAAAGGGGGCCAGTGCATAACGCTGGTCAACGCGGACGGCAGCGTGACGACCCTGCCCATGCCGAGCGTGCCCAAGGGGACGATGAGGCTGGACAGCTTCACCGAGGCGAAGGCGGAAGGAGAGATCACGATAGGTGAGAGACATGAATGATTACGACGAGATAGAGAGGCAGACGGGCGTCGCGATGGACGCGCTGCGCGTCTATGCGGAGGCCGTGAGGGACCTCTGCGGGATGGTGGACGCCTACGAGGCGGGACTGATGATGGAGAGGCTGGTCACGGACGCGGACTTCGCGCTGCTGGTCCTGCCCGGGATCGCCGACAAGGCGATAGAGGAGGGGTGCTGATGAATGCCTTTCGCATCACGGCGGCGCCGTCCACAAATCCGGGTGAGTGGCTCGTCTTCGAGCTCTTCGAGGCCCAGAGCGATGCTGATAAGCTGTTCGCCGAGCTCCTCGCAGATAATACAATTCTCGCGGACGCCGGGTACAGTTGCTATACAGTCTCATACGAGAGACTCGGTGATGAAGGTTGGAAGCTCGCCAAGCGCAAGCTCGTCTCAATGGTCGGTGAATGACATGGCGGCGAAGAGGAGAGAGGAGGCCATGCTGGTGTTCTCCAAGGGGGACAGGCTGAAGGACGGCAACGTCCAGAGGCTCAGGATGGTGAAGATCCTGTGCAGGTTCGTCTGCCGCTACGACAAGGAGGCCGAGCTGTTCGAGGACGACGTCACCATGATGCTCGTCCTGCCGAAGGACCACGTCGGGGATACGGGCGCGGTGATGTCCAAGTGCATCAACAAGGTCTATCTCGACAGCGTGTTCACGGAGAGGCAGGTCGACGAGAAGGTGGAGAAGCTCGCGGAACTGTTCGACGCATCGGGGCTGCCCGCGGACGCCGTCGGGTACGACGTCATCCTCAGATATTTGGACAGGCTTCTGATGAAAGGTATAAGTTCGAGCATATTCTACAGGTGAGCATATGTCAAGCAAGACCAAGAAGAATGAGACGCCTGCGCAGACGCAGGGACCCGATACGGAAATGGCCGTGCAGATCGCGAGCGACACCCAGGCGGAGATGCCGAGGACCGAGACCGTCATGGTCGGGGAGGAGATCTATCCGACCACAGAGAAGACCGTCTCTTCCTCCGAGGACAGCGTCATGGCGAGGATAAGGGACCTCCTCACGCAGCCGAAGAAACCCGGTCAGCTGATGACCATGAGCAGATACAACGCCGGAGGCAGATACCTCTATTTCCTCTATGAGGTGGACGGGGACGCCTACGGTCAGGCATGGGACCTGTTCAGATCCGTCAGGGGCGACAACGAGCCCGAGTTCATCCAGATGGTCAATCAGATACTGGATGAGACTCCCAGGATGCATCGCGGCATCAGCTACGTCCCGCTCAGCTGAAGTTTAAATACCTCCTGAACGATGGGTGAAACGCCTTTCGTTCGGGCATCTGCGTGTTCCGAGGATCGATCATAGGCATGTAGGGTCCTCGGATTCTCTTCTAGTCCAAGTCCCGCCGGTCGGACTTGTACGACGGCACTCACCCAGACCGGCACCTTTCTTAAAGATTATATACCCTCACTCATATACTTGGATTGCGGCAAGTAATACGCGAGACGATGCATGCTGATACGCGGTGCGCCGCCGGAGCCGTCCGACCATAGGGCTGATCACCATTGGGAAAGACAGGACGGTTACACGTGGACCGATGGACAAAAGCAATCGCCGTGCGAGGGTCCCGCACAGCAGCACAATCTCCAAGATCCATATTCGGGGCTCCGCCGCCCGTCGGGGGGCGACCCCGGATCCCTGGGACACGGAGTTGGGGCAGGGTCTGCGACCATGCGCTACGCGGGTGAGAGTACAGGCCCCTGCCCGCCCATAAGACCTGCATGCCGATGGCCGTAAGGCGATCCCAAGCGTGTGCAGGCAGGGCCCTTAATAGCGAAGTGGGGCAGCAAGGAGTGCCCGCCGGCCTCATAAGTCGGAGGTCGAAGGTTCAATCCCTTCCTTCGCTACCATCATTCTCACTGCCTTCCCGGCTTGAGCGTCCGATGCGCACCCGGACGGTAAATATGGGTGCGCCGTATCCCGGTATGCGGTGAGATCGGGGCCTAGGGCACGGCAGGCAGGAAGCCGTGCCACCCCCGCAGGAGCATGCTAGGCCCTGCGGGACGACCGATGTAACTCAGCGGCAGAGGGGAGGTCCTAGCCAACGCAACGCGCCGGTTCGACTCCGGCCATCGGTCTTTTATTGCATTAAATATATCATCGGGTCATGACAGACGTTGAACAGGCCGACCGTTTCGAGAAGGCCACGACATTCGATGGGGATCCCGAGGACCCGCAGGACAAGATGGCCCAGGATGCAGCCAAGAAAAATGAGAAAGCAGGCTTTACGCAGCATCATGTTCCGGGCATGTCCGCGCCAGGCCTAGAGGCTCAGAAAAAGGCCAATGAGAATAACACTTCCTTAGCCAATAAAGACGCTGCTTCAAAGATATCTTCAAAGTTCCAGTCGACCTCGAATAATGTTATCAAGCCTATCACGAATAAAGATACGACATCTGAGCCCAACTCTCTGGGAATGAATAGAGAACAGATGGATAAGGCGAACAAACAATATGCTAAACAACAGAAGAAGGAAGCTAAACAGCAACAGAGGATTGCTGCTGAAAAAACAGCCTCTGACAAGAAAAAAGCTATTGTTGAAACACCTATAGATCAGAACCCCCAGGAGGAACAGCCTGCTCCGGAGGACGGGACGAACAAGACCGTTGAACAGCAGCCAGAGAACCAACCGACAGAACAGCCTCAGGAGGAGCAGCAGCCCAGCGAAGAAGGGGGCTTGAAGCCTGAGTCTGCGGAAGAAGGCTATGAGAATTATCTCAACGACATCACCGATGAGGAATGGGACTATACCAAGAAGATGCTCGGCGACATAGGCGTCGCGGGCATGGACGCTTTGGCGAACGCAGGAGAGATGCTGAACAAACAGTACGGTGCGTTGACCGCTCTGGCGGGAACGGCGCTGTCGGGCAAGCCCATGAGCATAGCATCCCAGGCCGTGACATCCACCATGACAGGCCTGGCCGCGATGAACAGCTTCGTCGACAAGACCGCGCAGAGGTCTCTGGGCGTCAAGCCTGGCGTGAGCCCTGAGAAGCTCAAGGACCAGCTTACGGTAAAGGGCGCAGGCTGGTACAGGGACAGGGACAGGGCCGCGGCGGCGGAGAAGTATCTCACTACCAGATTCGATCAGGCGATAAAGGACGCGGTGGGCCCGGATGGCGATGTCAGCAACATCGATGATGGACAGCTGGAGATGATAAGCAAGCGCATGAGAGAGGATATGGACCCGATCATGACCCGCATCCTTGCCAAACCGAAGGAGAAGCGTTCCATGGAGGACCAAGCGTTCATGAATGCCTATCAGGCGATGACCAGAGGGGTCGGCAAGATGTCCAAACAGGCCAACTCCAATGCAAGAATGGTCAGGAAGCAGTTCAATCAGCAGGCCAAGGAGCAGAGCCAGCAGGTGAAGGACCTGAAGGCACAGGCGAATGACCGCGAGGTCTGGTGGAACTCCTACCAAAATGACCCTCAGAACGGGCTTCCCCCGGAAATCCAGAAGAAGATGTACAATTCCTTCGAGCAGGACCGCAGGATGGGCAAGAAATTGACTCCTGAACAGGAGGTTTTCATGGAGGATTACGATTCCAACCGCTATGATTTCCAGAAAAGGAACGCGACCATCGCCTGGATGGGGAGGAACAGCAACGAATATGTCCTGAATGTCATGAGAAAGAGGCATAATGAAGCCCTGAATGCCATAAAAACAGCATTCAGCCGTTATAAACAGAATCCCGAAGCAGGATTCCAGCCGAATAATGCCGAGAAAAGGGCCATTCAGAACTATTCCAGCCTGATCGAGGCGTATCATAAGGGCGGATACGACAGAAAATACCCTCTGGATGAGGATGACAAGATGCTTTCCGAGATTTTCGACGAATATATGGCCTTGGATGACCCCCAGATATTGGAAAACATCGAAAAAATAGCAGAAAGACCTGTCAAAAAGAGTACTGCCGGAGTCAAAAAGCCTCAGAATGCACCGATTCAGGCTGAAAAGCCTCAGAATGCACCGATTCAGACCACAGAGCTGCCAAAAGGCGAACAGAATGTGCTCGAGGAGCCTAAAACGATCGAAAGTCCGGTCAATCCGGCCGCAGATCCGCCGGCCCAGGTTAATGAAACGCCTAAAACACCTGCTGAAACAAACAGTGCGGATGCTGATGGCGAGAAGTCTCAGACTCAGGTATTTTTAGATAAATACAATGAGTTGAAGGACTCCAAATGGGGGGTGGATTCTGATAGGGTAAAGAAAGACAAGGATTCAGGAATCGCTTATCTGATGCAGAAACGCGATGAGCTGTATTCAGATGCTCGTAAGATCGACGCCTATGCCGATGAGTTGGAAAGACAGGGCGGCGACCCCCAAGAGATATCATCATTGAGGGATGCTGCACAAGCATACAGGTCTCAGGCCGAATCCAAGAGCAGAGGCGGCATGATATCAAAGATAAATTCTGCCAGAAAGTCTTATCTTAAGAATCTGGGAAACACGCTTACCACCGGATATAAAGATACACCGGAAGACCTCGCTAGATTCTTAAAAGAAAACAGAGAAGGCTATGGCTATAATCCAAATGCTTTCGACAGCGATAAGGATTATGATGTTGATGCTGCTCTTAAAGATATCTGGGATAATTCTTGGAAGGGGTTGCGTCAGAGAAAACAGGAAGAAGCAGATGCGATTGCCGCAGAACAGGCCAGACAGCTGGAGGAAGCAAAGAACAACCTGCTCAAAGATGACAATTCCGTTCTGGAGGCCAAGGTCGGATTCGGAGATGGCGCAATGACTCTGGAAGAGCTTTTCGAAGAATATCCCAAGACGGAAGGTTCTTTTGCATCGATAAAGGAGTATCTTTTCGGCGGAACACAAGACGATGGCGACCCGATACGCGGACCTCTATCCAGGTTGAACGAAAATGATGCAAGGACTGTGCTTACGCCGGAGAGGATTGCAGATGTATACGGTAAATGGATAAAAGGGGAGATAAAACCCAGGGGCTATATCAATATAGATGACGGGATGCGTAAGCAGTTCAGTGATTTCGTGACCGAAAGGAACAAACCTCTCTTCTATGAAGAGGGAACCGCATCCCAGGGCGCGGCCAATGAGAGCAATCTGAGGAAACAGGAAAATTGGATAAACAGATGGAATGAGGCCCGTAACCTGATTGCAGATGCGGAAAAAAACGGTGTCACTCCTGAAGAACATATCGGGGAATTGGAGCAGCAGCTCGCTAGACAGATGTCCCTTCCCTTCAGACAGAGGGATTTCAAGAATATGTCCAGGCTCAGCATGGCCTTGGAGATGTATGAGATGCTCTCTAAAGGGACGGAGGACAAGCCCGTTGAAATCCCCAGCGGAGAAGTTCATGCGTGGAATACCATGAATGCAGGTTCGAACAGAGATGCTTCCAAGCCCGTGTCCAATCAGCTTGCATTCCCTACGAATGTTCTGAGGCAACTGAACAAGAAGGGAACTAAGCTTGGAAAGAAAAACTCTCAGCCAATCTACGATTTCATGAATGAGAAGTATGATGGCAACAAGACTCTTGCCGAGATCTACAACGAAGCAAGAGATTCGAATGATGTTCCTCAGGCCAGGATATTCAAAGACCTCCTTGCCGGTTCGAAGACCAGGCCGACGCATCCCGCATACACCAGGCACCCTATGGGCAATTGGGGAGATCTACATGAGATGTGGTATAAGCTGATGGAGAGATTTCCAAATTCGTGGGCTCCGCAATCGCCCGAGCCCGACGAGGAAGAAGAGAGAAGCCCGGATGCTCAGGGTGAACAGCCCTTCAGCTCGCATGTGTCTCAGGAGACTGATGATTCGGATGCCGATGAATCACAGGAGGAAGAGCCGGATGAGCTCGGAAAGCTCATCCAGAATACAGATGCTCTTATACCGGGTTCGCTCGAAGCGGGAAGATTCGAACGGGAATTCGGTACCGATCTGCAAGACGGTACGAATCTGTTCAGAACAATGAAGGACAACGAATATGAGATGGATCTGAGCGAAATAGCAAAGAGTCTTAAAGATACTGCTGCGGGACAGAAATACGGAGACAGATTGGAAGATGTGCTGTATGCAATCCAAGATTATCTCAGGGCCAATCCGCAAGCTATGACGACTCTTAAGGCGATGCCATCTATCGAAGACCTCATGGACAGCGAGTTCACCCTCTGAAACCCCTTCCTCAAACCTCTTCCTTTTTGCATGATAACCTTCGGTTGTATACTGATATTTCGTATCAATACGGTGTTAATTTCATATATTTTCGTGTTATTTTTCACGTAATTATAAATAGCTATCTAAATCTATATATAATTTCAAATCAAAAATTTAGAAAATACTACAAGAGAAAAAAATACGGAGATTTTGAGAAAAAGTTAAGGTAATAGCTTAATACGGGTCTCGTACACGTATATTGTTTAGCTGCGACCTTGTCCTGAGATGAAATATAGTTTAAAGTGGGGTTTCGAAATTTTTAAAGGTCAATAAATTGCAACCATTTCGGAGAGGGGTTCGGATTAAATAATCGCCGAGCGATTCGATGGGCGAGAGGAGAATCATGGCCAAGAAAGAATTCATCATGGTCGACGGCATCAAATGCACTGCAGCAGCGCCTCTGGTGGACATCGACAGCATCATCCCCTATGAACGCAACGCGAAGATACACGGCACGGAGCTTGAGTTCCTCAAGAACGCCATCAAGGACCCCAAGATCGGATTCTGCGACCCGATAGAGGTCGACAGGGACTGGATCATCGTCTCGGGGCACGGACGCCGTCAGGCGGCCTTGGAGCTCGGTATGAAGAAGGTCCCGTGCGTGAGGCACGAGCATCTGTCCGGCGACGCCTCTGCGGCATACAGGCTCATCGCCAACCGTTCCGGGGAGCTGTCCGGGTACGACTTCGACATCCAGAAGATGGAGATAGACGCCCTGGAGGAGAACGGATGGGATATGCAGAAGTTCTCGTTCGAGGACATGAGCATGTTCGACGGACCCGAGGAGGAGCCGCAGATAGAGGACGAGTATGTCACTGAACAGGATGAGCCGCAGATAGAGTACACGGGCGGAGATACGTACAAGCTCATGGTCATCTGCCATTCGCCGAAGGAGAGGAGCGAGGCCGCCGAGGCCATCGCCGAGATGGGGTACAACGTGCAGACGATATGAGTCCGGCGAGAGGAGATGCCGGACATATATCGCATCGCAGGCGGACTATTTGATACGCTACCCCGCATTCTTTCAAGCAGACACCTTAACTCGGAAAGAGGGCGGGGCACAGCGCATAAATATTCGGATTGCGGATATGTAGGCTCGCGGTCTCAAAGACCGACGGCCTACCCCAAGGCCGCCAAGAGGTAATCACATGGATGGGAACGAATTAAAGGTCACCCTCAAGAGCTTCGGGCTCAAGATAACGAAATCGGGCTCCGTGAGGGACATATTATGCGTGTATTGCATCGTCACAGACAACGGCGTCATCATGAGGCCGGACGGCAAGTCATTCGACTTCAACAGCTCGGATATCGTGCGCATGAAGTACGATTCGAAGAACAGGCAGATCGTCATGACCCTCATCGATGACTCGCAAGCTGTCATCCTAGGGGAGTACGAGTACGACGAGTCCGGCAACATCATGCTGAACCCAGGCAAGATGCCGAAGTCGCTCTTCGAGCTGGACGATATCATGCCTGCGCTGTTCCCCGGGATCGAGAGCGCCCTGTTCTACGATGTCCTGGAGGAGCAGGGGATGGTGGACCCGAGCCTCTTCGGGATGCCTGTGGACATAGACGTGAACTACGTCCCTGTGGACGATGATGTGTTCCCGTTCTACCATGACGCCGTCCAAAGGAGATTGAGCGAATATGGATTCACAGGCTCGTTCCCGACGGTCACCGTCATGGACGAGGTATTGAAGAAACGCATTCTGCAGAACAAACGCAACTTATTTTTGGAATGGGTCTCGGAGGTCGAATGGGACGGCAAGCCGAGGGCCCGCACATGGTTCATCGAGGGTCTGGGGGCGACCGCTCCCGCACTGTCCCCCGAGCAGGAGAAGATATACCTCGAGGAGGCCACCCTGGCATGGTTCATGGGAGGCATCCAGAGGATGTTCAAGGAGCAGAAGGTGGAGATCGTGCCCGTGCTCATCGGAGGAGAGGGCATGGGTAAGGGCAACTACCTGCTCTACACGGTCGGAGGGCAGGAGCATGCGAACTGGTTCATGGACACCACGCAGTCCCTCGAAGGAGCCGGGGCCGAGGAGAAGATGCTCGAGACCATAAGGGGAGCGATCCTCGTCGAGCTGTCCGAGGCCACGCAGTTCTCCACGGTCAAGGGCGCCGAGCTCCTCAAGTCATTCGTCTCGAAATCGAAGGACAAGCACAGGAAGGCGTATGCGAGGGAGGCCAAGATATCCTACAGGAGATTCCTCCTCGTTGCAACGTCCAACAGGAACAACGTGTTCCTCGACGTGGGCGGAGGAAACCGCCGTTACTTCCCGATGTACTGCGACCCCAACAGGGCGACGCGTGCATTCGACCCCAAGAACAATTCCATCAACTCGGAGGATGCCAGACAGGTCTGGGCCGAAGTCCTCCATTATTATAGAGAGGACCCCAACGTGAACTCGTATCTGACCAAGGAGGTCGCGGAGCTCGCAGCGGTCATGCAGGACTACGGAACCATCGAGGACAGCAACGTCAACATGATCGACGAGTGGCTCGACAGCGACAAGAACGGCTTTGATGAAGTGGGGGCGAAGATCACCAAGGAAGAGATATTCTACCGCATCCTCGGGGTATCGCTCAACGGAGCCGGCGTGGTCCCGCTGTATGCGGACCAGATATACACCAAATGGGCGGACAAGCAGAAATGCTGGCGCAAGCTGTCCGCATACGCCCTGAAGCGTCTCGGCAAATCATCAAGGCATGTTTACGAAAGGATATACTCTCCGGAAGATGTCAAGATAAAGCGCAGGGCCAACATGGTCGATGTGGCGCCCGGACAGGAAGCTAGCTTCGTGGATGTCGTCGGAATCACCAGGAGGTGCGCGATGGCGTCTGGTGCGAAGTGCTTCGGGGACGTCATGGAAACGGGCATGCTGACCAGCGAAGAGGTCCAGGTCATCCTCGATGCAGGCTACATCTATTACGATGATAACACCGGCAAATACCTGCTGACCGAGCTCCCGTGATAGCATGGCGGAGAAGTTCAAGCTGATGGCGCACCAGCGTTATGCGCTGGAGGCCATGGAGGCCAATGACGGCCTGTTCTGCGGATACGATGTAGGCACAGGCAAGACCATGATCGCTCTGGCATACATCTACAGGCATATCAAGAGAGGCGATGCCAAAGATGCGCTCATCGTATGCCCGGCATCGCTGGTGGATTCCTGGAAACAGGCCATAGAGGATCTGCCGAAGTTCGAGGGATACGACAGCAGAGCGGTGGAGCTGATGAAGGAGAGGGTATACATAACATCCTTCCAGAAGACGTTCAAGACCACAAAGTTGGAGGCCGGCAAGAAGAACGGGGAGACCATGTATAAGAAAATCCGCACCTTAAGGCCCGAAGTGGACAAGAGATGGTCGATTTTCATCATAGATGAGGCCCATTGGGTGTCTGCCCATAACTCCGCACAGGGCGAGATAGCGGTCGTGCTGGCCCAGCTGTCGGCGCGCGTGTATCTGTTCAGCGCCACGCCGTTCCATGGAGGGAAGGGCAAACCAGCATACCACAAGCTGTACAATGAGATGCAGATATGCTCCCGCGGGAAGAGGTTCCGCTCCTGGACGCAGTTCTGCAACAAGGCGGTATTGATAGAGGATAAATTCCATAAACCCGTCGAGTACAACGAGAAATACTGCAAGAGCCTGATCAGCGAGTTCATGATCATCTGCAGAGCGGAGGACTGTCTGGACCTGCCCGAGAAAACCGAGGTCAGGATAAACTGCAAGCTCGCCGAAAGGAAGGTGTATCAGGACTTCATCGAGAAGGACTATGAGAAGTACGGCGTGGACATCCGTATGGCCGGCGGGCAGTTCGGGAAGATGCTCCAGATAGTATCGGGGTCTTTGAAGACAAAAGGCGGAACGCTGAATTTCAAGACGTCCAAGGACGACGCCTTGGCGGATATCCTGAACAGCACGGACAGGCCGGTGGTCATCTTCTGCAAGTACACCGCGAGCGTGGACCATGCCGCAGCGGTCGCCAGGAAGGCCGGGAGGCTGACCACGGTATTCGACGGGAGGTCCAAGACGATGACCTGGAAGGACTTCCAGGCAGGGAAATACGACTGCATAGTCTGCCAATATCAATCGGGCGGCGCCGGATTGAATCTCCAGCGTGCCAACATAGAGGTCCTGTATGAGCCCTGCTTCAGCGCTATAAACTTCACACAGGCGAAGGGCAGGATACACAGGCCCGGACAGACGCATAAGTGCATCTATTACTATCTGTACACGCCGGGCACGATAGAGGTCAAGGCGTGGGACACTGTAAGGGATGGCAAGGATATAACGGATGATGTCATGAAAGAATGGAGCCTGGCGGGGTATTAATATTACTGCGATAATACACAAGTGATAAGATGGCAACTCAGGAATCAAGAGCACTCGACAATTTCCACTTGGATCTCGAAAAGGAGATCATGAAGGATCTCTGGAGAAATGAAAGGGTGATGGACGATAAGTATCTGGGCCGTATGGTCGACGCCGATGCGTTGGCCAAGTGCAGGCTCAGACGCTACGGCTACGAAAGCAAGAATCTTTCGAGATATACGCAGAGGAGCGGAGATTACGATGATATGCAGAAGGCCAAGGACAAGTTCAGGGCGACCGACAAGACGGTGCAGGCCAGGGACTGGGATCTGGACCAGAACGTCGCGGCCATCTATTTCAATGCGTTCGGAACGGGCTTCTATGGTGAACCGTTCCCCAGCAAGAACACCGAATGGACCTGTCCGAGCTGCGGCCTGTGCTACCAGCTGAGTCTGAAGACCCTGCCGGAGAGATGCATGAAGTGCGGAAGGGAAACGCCGATCGGCGAATTATATAAAGAGAAAGTGCTTAAGAGGTGACATCATGCCCAAAGAACTCTCTGCAGAAGCCCAGGCCATGCTCGGGATGAACGTATCAGGTATCATCAAGACTGTTCTGGCATCGCCTATGCGCGCTTCGGGAGAGGTGAAGGAAGCGGATGGCAAGATATCGTTGGAAGAGCTTTCCGCCTCTAACACCACGGTCCTGACGCGCCTGATCATGCAGATGTCGTACAACGCCACGAAGGGCGATGTGAAGGCCGCCAACTTCTTATTCGAGCACGCTGGATTCGACGGCAACACGGTAGACGACGACAGCATAGTGTTCATCGACGACCTTTCGGATGCAGGGTCCGCTGTGCCGATACAGGATGTGCAGGATGCGGAATATAAGGTGCTTCCTGCAGGCGAATCGGCCGACGAGGATGATGAGGTCGAGCTCATCGACGACTTGTGATACAAAGATTTATATTATTGTGCTCATATACTTAATTCAGACACTGAGAGGTGATCTAGTGAGAACTATGGATTCGATAGAATATACCAGGGAGGACCGCATTGCCTTCCTGAAGAAACTGAATGCCGCACGTGAGGACGTCCAGAAATGCGACTGGCTCAAGGACAAGTTCCTGTCCTACGGCGGAAAGAGCGGATACAGATACATATCCGTGGACAAGATGAAGGCCAATATCGCACCGGTCCTGCAGAGGCACGGGCTGGAGTGGGGCGTGGAGTTCCACGACTTGGAGAAGGCGGACTCGCTTCAGTCGCTCTCGCAGCATTGGATCGTCCGTCTGACAGTATGTCTGATAGACATCGACACGGGATACAGCACAGAGGATGTGGTCATAGGCGAAGCAGGGGATTCTTTGGATAAAGGCGTGACCAAAGCCGAGACCTATGCCCTGAAGACATGGCTCGCGACCAAATTCATGATTGCGGACGGAATGGACCCGGATGCAGAGGATTCCGGAGTGCCTACAGTCCCCTTCAAGCCGAAGACCCCTGCCGAGCAGACACAGATTGTCAGCAAGACATTGAGTGCTGGCGTCGCACCCAAGGTCGAGCCTCCTAAGACAGGGGGGCCGAAGATTCCCGAAGCGCCCAAGATGGAGGCTCCGAAAATCCCGACACCTCAGGTTCCGGCTCCCAAGGTCGCCGAGGCCCCGAAGGTCCCTGCACCTACACTGGCTCCAGGCGTTCCCAAGGTGGAGACGGAGAGGCCTAAGAAGAGGCTCAAGAAGGATGCGGAACCCGTTGAGAAGCCTGCGGAGGAAGCCGTGGGCATCGAGGCTCTCAAGAAGCAGAAGATCCAGAATTACATGGAGAATCTGACTGTCATCAAGAAGAACATGCTCCAGAAGAAGCTCGAGAACTACAGCAAGGCGGGCCAGCAGGGCTTGATTACGCCCGAGAAGGCAGAGGAGTTCGGTGCCAGATATGCCAATATAGGGTCGGATGCCGAGTTCACTAAGTTCATTGCGGACTTCCCAGAAATCCAGGTGGGTGAATGAGCAAGATATATTTCCCTCCCGAGAACGCGTTCGAGGTCGAGGGCAATCATCTCAGGATCACCGAGGGCAATGTGCACAAGGTGTCCGGAACGAGCATGGGCGGAATCCTGGGCATATCGCCCTGGTCCACCCCGTTCACGGTCGCCTGCAATCTGCTCGGGCTGTGCTCCGAGGACATCTCTGACAAACCGGCTGTCAAGGTAGGACAGGCTCTGGAGGAGGAGATCATCCATTTTGCGGATAAATCGTATCCGCAGTTCGGACACTTCTACGCGGCGGAGCAGATATTCGAGAAGCGCGAGGGAGCACATGACAAATGGATCTCGGACTGGGAGGACGAGACCTTCGCAGGACACCTGGACGGTGTGGTCATAGCAGAGGATGGACAGGAATACGTGCTGGAGATAAAGACGTCCGCCAACATGGAGTCATGGGAGGGCGGGGTGCCCAGATACTACCAGCTGCAGGTCATGCTCTACAACCACTTCATGACGAAGAAGGACAAGGCATATGTCGTGCTCGGGGCCGTGAATGAGAACACCTACAAGGACTATCATTCCTGGATACCCAATGAGAAGACCGTAGCCCTCTATACCCTGGATATCGACCAGGAGGGATTTGCAGAACTGTTGAAATCCGTGAAGGAGTGGTATGAGATATACATCATGAACGGCATCACGCCCGATTACGACCCGAACAACCCCATCGATGTGGAGATGTACAACCATCTCGTGAGCCTTGCACAGGACGAGACCAAGGCCGCAGAGATGGTGACCAAACTCGCCGAGGTCACAAGGGAGATCGACAATCTGGAGTTCGACAACAAGGACAAGTACGACCTCCAGACCGAGCTGAGGACGAAGCTGAAGGACTACATGGTGGCCCACAACCTCTCCGAGCTCAAGGGCGGAGGCGCCAAGGTCGGTATATCCAAGACCGTCCGCACATCGCTGGATGAGCTTGCGATGGAGAAGGATGGCATAGACATATCCAAATACAAAGTACAGAAAACGATAAACTCATTAAGATACAAGGAGGAATGAAATATGTTGCAGAAGACAGAATGGAAATATTCGAATGAGAAACCCGTGCAGAACGACTTCATAGAGCCCGTAGAGGGGCTGCAGTACGCTGTCATCAGGAAAGCGACCCACGATGAGGCGACCGATGTCTACAAGATCGGTCTCCACAGCTTCCAGAACGGAGCCTACATCAACCTGTCGTACTATCTCACGACCACCAACAACGACGGGATCGATGAGCCCAATGCCAGGAACCGCGGGACCATGATAAGCCTCACGAAGGCTCTGTACGGACCATCGGAGGACGGAATCCCATTCCCTGACGACATCATCGGGTGCGCAGTACTTGTGGATGTCAAGAAGTCCGTATCCAAGACTAAATTCAGGGATGTGACCGTGGTGAATGAAGATGGTACAGAGGTCGTGACCAAGCAGCCTATGGTCTTCTATAACGTATACAGCTTCAAGCCCGTACCCGCGTCCGTCGCCCTTCAGTGGGGCAACCCGGAACAGTTCATGCTTCCCGAGGAGCAGACGGAAGAGGCGGAAGTCCCGTCGGAGTTCGAGGAATGACGTCCAGGACGCCCGAGAGCGAACTGAAGGAGAAGATCAAGGATTTCCTGGACGCTCGCGGTGCATTCTGGAGCATGGTCACGGGTGGAGTGTACTCCAAGCCCGGAGACCCAGACATGGTCGTCTGCTACAAGGGGCGCTATGTCGCCATCGAGGCCAAGGCTCCGAACGGTGTGCAGCGTCCCGAGCAGAAGACCCGCCAGAAGCAGATTGAAAAGGCCAACGGGATATATATCCTGGCCTATTCAGTCCGCGATGTAGAGCGTGAGCTCAATAGCATCGATTCCGGACTCTACGGATAAACCGATTCCATCATCGCAGGGGCGCGGCCCCCCTGCTCTTTATTTTTATATTCAAATATTAATTCAAGCTCGATAATCATGACTATCAATGAGCGTATTGCAGAGGGTGCGAGGCACATCGTCCTGTCACAGGATACCGATGAACAGGTCACCGTACCGGCAGGAGTCACCTTGACACTCGACCTCGCGGGGTTCGCGCTGAGGGGCGACGGCACCGAACACACAGTTCTTAACAATGGTATCCTGAGGATAATCGATTCATCCTCGGACCTTACAGGTACGATTTACGGGAACGTCAAAAACAAGGCATGTATCTTCAACAACTTCGGAGGGCAGCTGCTTATCAAGAACGCGACCCTGACAAGGGGCGATGTCTCATATTACTGCCTGCTCAACTGGGGGGCCCTCGTCACGATCGATCATGTGAAGATCGTCGCCAGCGGCAATGCGGCGGCAATTTCCAATGGATTCTATTCGCCTTCCAAGGACAATCCCAACAAGGCGTTCGTTAAGATGGTCATCAGGGGCGCGGACATATCCACATCAGGCTCGCCGAGCGCGTGCGTGAAGAACGATGAGTACGGTATAATGGCCATCTCGGGCGGAAAGTTCGTATCGCAGACACAATACGCCGTCAACTCGTGGAACGAGTTGTCCATCACAGGCGGACACTTCGAATCCGTAGCCGCGAAGCCGCTGGTGTGCGGCTCAACGCCCGGCGACGGAGGGAAATGCGTGCTGAAGATCATGGGTGGAGAGTTCAGAGGGGCGACCGGTATCATCGATGACTGCTCCGAGAAGCAGACCGACCCTGCCTACACGGCGCCTGTATGGAGCATTGCCGCAGGCAAATACAACATGCCGGTAGAGGACAAGTTCATCGATGGCATGATGTCCATGGAGAGGCAGCCCGACGGATCATATGCGGTCGTGATAAAGCCCAAAGACAGATGGGAGGCTATCAGGACGCCTGCGAGATTCGCGGGGTTCCTATGCGGGGTATACAAGAAGGACAAGGTCGCATACATCCCCGGAGGCATCGAGCTGAACATCAGGGACCTGAGGCCCGTCGCACTGCTCAACGTCTCCGCCGAGGGCGGGATTACAGGCTATCTCAACGATGGCAAGCTCCAGCTTTTCAAAGGCGGTGCCGAGGTCAGCGGAGAGGTCAAGAATCTGACCATCGCAGTCCTTGGAATATGAACAAAGAGCCCTTCGGGGCTCATATTTCTTAAATAACCCGTTATATATACGACACCCATGGAAGAAATTGAGCCTCAGAGGCCAGTCTATACCGATCCAGAAACGGTCGCGATGACCTTGGGGCTCAGCGACCCGGAAGACCCTCATTCGGTTTTCAAGTTCAGTGATGTGTCGAATCCATCCTACGAATTCGTAGAGCAGCTTATCCTGGCAGAGGAAGAGGAGATCGACCTCAGGCTGCATAGGAGCTGGAGGGAGAACAGAGTGGTCGATGAGACCCATGACATCCCTATATTCCAGAATGATGAGAACAGCTGGATGGCATGGGGCTATGCATACGGCGGAAACTCCATCCAGTTGAGAAGAGAACTGCGTCCCTGGGACCCCAGGAAAGGGGACAGGATATAGGTCAGGACCTTCAACATGATCTGGTACGACGTCTCGACACAGTATATGGGATTCAAGGACGACCCGCTGTATCGTCCGGAAATCTTCGAGACTCAGGCGGACCCTCCTGCAAGATGGTCATACGGCAATGAGTTCTGGTTCGATGAACTGCATGGCAGACTGATGCTCAGGCCCCGTATGCTCAGGCCGCATTTCAATTCGCTGTGTATATCATATCGTTATGGTTCGACGCAGCCTGTTCCGTTCGCTATCAAGAGGCTGTGCAGCATCCAGGTGGCATCCAAGATACTCAACATGGACTTCTACTCGATAAAGGTAGGGATGGGCGGAGATATCAGCGGATTGAAGGACAGCGCGCTGAAGAATTGGAAGGAAGAGGCCGGCAATATACTCTCTGCGTATCAGAGGGCGGGTACGGTCTATTCGATAAACAGGAGCTGAGATGAGCCAATTCAACGAGGATGACGATGCCGAGTTCTTCACGGACGATGTGAAATTCATCGCAGACATGCTGAAGGACAATTGGAAGACCTTCGAGAGGAGCGGTGTCGAAAAACCTGCTATAATATATCAGCCAGAGCAGTGGATGACCAACGCCGCCAATGCGGCGGTATTCGTCTATCAGATCTCCAGATACAACTCCGTGTCCACGACAGATTATTCCACCCTGCAGAGGACCTC